CCGATTTTCTCTTTACAGGAAATCAAAATCTGCTACTTGGCATGCCGATGTGCCCTTGTAGCTCAGTTGGTAGAGCACCTGATTTGTAATCAGGGGGTCGCGGGTTCGAACCCTGCCGGGGGCACCATCATCATCCTGAAACCACTCGGATTTCCCCCAACCACATAATTTTGCGACCTATTTTGCGACGTGCGACCTGCCCGGAAAATATCGCACGACGGTCGCACAAAGATCGCACGGCCGGCGATCTGATCTAAGACCTTGAAATTTTCCTCGAGCTGGATCATGTTCCGGCGATCGGGCGAGGCGGGCCCGCGTGGCATGCGACATTGAAGACCTTGAGCAGAGGCGTGTCCGCATGGAAGAGCTGTCGAAATGGACAGACAGCATTGAGTGGCTGTCCTATCACAAAGATGAAATCGCTTGCTTCAACTGCTCCAGGTGCGGCAAGGCTAAAAACTACGACGTCAACTCTATGCTGAAAGTCCTTGGCGATATCAGCGTCAAGAGCCTGCCCGATGTCGTATCGAAGGCTGCCGGCTGCCTCGATCACGCGAAGACAGGATGGGACCGGTGCAAGATGGCGCCGGCGTGGAAGGCCTTCCAGAAAATAGAATGGACGCCCGAGGTAAAGGTGCCGCGCGGATACCTCGAGCTTGGCGACAGAACCCTGGACGGGATTGCGGAATGGGAGATCGTATTCGGCAAATGCCGGTGCGGCCGGATGCACTATGTCGATCTGCGCGCCCTTGCGCGCAAATACGGCAGAGACGCAAAGACGACAGATCTGGAAAAGCTCTTGAAGTGCAAGCACTGCGAAAGGCGCGGCTGGGCCATCTTCATCTACAGGAATGAGAAACGCTAGCGCGGGCTCGCGGCTTGCCGGTCCTGCCGCTGCAGGATCTCGCGAACCACCTTCACGTCGCCTGTCAGCTCGTTGACGCTCGAGCTAAGATCCTTGATGGATCCCGTTATGCCGGCGAGGTTCTGTTCGCTGATATTGGCGCGATAGTTGAGATTGTCGATCCGGCCGTCGATGGCCTGCTGCTTGTCTTCAGTCGTGCGCACGCGCTCGGTGAGGGCTGCAAGCACCGTTTTCGTATCGGTCCGCCAATTCTGCAGGTCCTCGATGTCGCGGCTCTTGTTCGCCGTCACCCAAACGCTGGTGCCAACCGACGAGGCGATCGAGAGCACACCCATCGCGACCATGACGAATGTGTTGAAGTTTGCGCCTAGCTTTCTCGCGCGTTCCGGGATCTGCATTTCGGCGTCTCCGCTTTCGTCAATCACGGCGTGTCCTTCATTTCCGGCACATAGGATCCTTGCCACACTGGACGTTGTGTGCGGCGACTTCCTGGACGAACGGGCGGTCGTTGGCAAAGATGAATGCGCGGGTTGCCGAGCTGGGATGCAGCGCGGCATAACCGGCGCCGTCACTCGCACCGGTCGCCGCGCAGCTCGCCGCCGATAGCCCGACACAGATCAGGATCAGACATCTTTTGAACCTTTGCATCGGTAGCATTCCTTTCCTTGAGCTGATCGAAGGTCGCCTGCTTTGTTTCGGCCGCCTCGATCGCCCGACCGTCCGCCCTACCTTTGAAATACAGGCCGCCGGCAGCGACCAGGACGGAGAGGCCGATGGCGATCGGCAGCCAGTTCTTTTTCAGGAAAAGCCAGACCAGCGCCGTCATCAGCCTTGCTCCACCGTCTTCGTCGATTTGTACCAGCCGTAGAGCGCGTAAGCGGTCAGGCCGACGCCGATGAGTGCGGCGAGACCGAGAAGCGCTGACGAGACAACGTCGGCCGCGTGAAGGCCGGTTCCCGTCATTTGGGTAGCCGCGTCGGAGATCTGCCCGCGCATCGTCGATAGCAGGGCAACGGGCGTCATCGCGATTGCAGCCTTTTTCACCGCCGGCACTTCCGCGACCGGCAAGGCGCCAGGCTTCTCACCAGGCGTTACCTGGTAGGCCTTCAAAGCGGTCTGGACTTCCGGACCAGCAACGCCGTCGACGGTCAGGCTCCTGGACTGCTGGAACGCCCGGACGGCGTCGCGGGTGGAGGGACCATAATCGCCGTCGACCTTGATCGTAGCGCCAGCACGAATGAGCAGCGCCTGCAGCTCTCGCACGCCAGCGCCGGACGATCCCATGCGCAACATGCCGGCCGCCGGCGAGATCGAACCGCGACCGCCATAGGCCGCGAAGGTTTGCGCCAGTTTCGTATCATAGGCGTTTGCTTTGTAGTTCGGCCCGTTGTAGCCACGCGCAAAGCCGGCCCAGTCTCGCCGCGCGATCTCGTCTACCAGGCCGTTGCGCTCGATGAAGCGCACCATGACTTCGACCTGGTTGCCAACACTGGCGATCACGAAGGCACGGAATGCCTCGGCAGAGACGAAGTTAAGCGCCTCCCAGTGCGCACCCATCACCTGGCCGACGCCCCAGCTGCAGGACATGATGGCGGCCGGCTTGTCGATATCGCACATGCGCGAGAACATGCGATAGCGATCCTCCTGGCTCTTTGGGTTCTTGATCGCGCCTGATGTCGGCGAGGCGAGGCCGGCGGCGCGCGCTGCGGCCTGTTTGTCGGCCGGCACCAGCCGATCGAAATAATGGCCTTCGATCCGGATCAGCGGCATGTCGACGCCCTGGACCGTGGTGAAGGCAACGCCGTCGCTCTCGGTGTCGACGACGGCGGACAGGGCGGCGGGCTCAATGTGATGGTCGAGGGCGACCGATCGGATGGCGGCGAGGACGGTTGCGTTGAACATGAAGCGGCTCCGGTGATGATCGGAGCCGAGTTTATCGGCCACCGGGCGCCGTCAAATGCGCGCTCGGCTAGGCCGCCATCTTCCAGGTCACGCCGTCGAGCCAGATGGTCGTATCGCCGGCCTGAGTACCATTGACGTAGACGACGCCGGCGGTCGTGACGCCGACGCGAACGGTTTCACCGCTGGACAGCGAGGCGGCGGGTTCGATGATCTCGTACTGCGGGGCGAACTCCGAGAACATCTGCAGGACGCTCTGGTCGGAAACGCCGGATGCCTTGGTGATGCTGCCGGACAGGCGCACCCATCCTTCGGCATTGATCGACATGCGAACCGGGGAGGTGCCATCCGTCCAGCTGTTCATATAGGCGCTTGCGGGCAACGCTATGGGATCGAGCGCCTTCTTGTAAGACGGCGCAAACAACCCGGCGATGTCGTAGGCGGCCTGCACGGCGATCGTGCGCATCGACATGGGCGACCAATGCACGTTGTCGCGCAGAACTTCGTCATCCGTGCCCAGATAGGACGGAACCTGCGGCGGGATGCCTTGATTGGATTGCGTGACGGTGACGCCGTTGTCCGCTGCCCAGCGCATCATCGCCGTGCGATAGAGATGGTGGTTGAGATAGTTGCCAAAATCGCTGCCGTGACCAGGCGCTTCTACCGTCGTATAGGGCAGGTCGGTGAGTATGAAATGCAGCTTGACGCCGGCAGCATCGAGGATCGCCTTGATGGAGCTCCACGTAGTTCGCAGCGTGGCGATCGCGACGCCGGTTTGTTCGTCGTTGCCTCCTAGCGTAGCAACCGCGACCGTCGTGCCTGCAGGGACGCCGTTCGCCGTCAGCGTGGCAAGCTGTTGTGCCGAGGTCTGACCGCCGAGCGCATAATTGCCGGTGATATCCGCCCGCATGCCGCAGCTGTTATAGAGCGCTTCGCGCAATTGCCTCGGCAGCGCCATGTGCCATGCCTCCATGAGGCTGTCGCCGAATAGCAGCATGCCGATCGGCTGGAGGCCGGAAACGGCGGTAAGCCCGGTGCGCCGCGTCCAATTGCCAACGGTCACGTAGCCGCTGCTGTTTATGACACCAAAGCCGGCACGATAAACGGCGCCCAGCGATGCAGGCAGGGCACCGCCGATCTTGCCCCGCCATACTTCCTTATCTGAGATCAGCACACCGACCGTCTGCCAGTCGTAGGGTCTCAGCGTCATGTAGGAGGCTCGGCCGGTATAGAACGGAACCTGTGTACGCCCCACCCAATCGACACCACTCTTTGTGCCCGTCGCCTCGCCGGTCGCTTTCCAGCCGACGGTCAAGGGGCCAAAATTATCCAGCCATGCGACGATGAAACCGTTGGTGCATCGGAAAAATCCGGTGCGACCAAACGGCGAAGAGATACTGTCGAAATAGGCGGTAATTTCCTCGCAGGGACGGATGCGCGCAAGCGAAATGCGGAAGGTTCCGTTCGCCTGCGCCGGCAGCGCCACACCTGTCGGGTCAGCCACGACGCCCGTGGCATTGTTCGTGATCGTATCTGAGCCGGGAAACGCCAACTGATGATGCGTGAGATCCGTCTGGCAATTGATTGGGCTGAGAGCGGATCTCGAAATCGATGCGTCGGAAAGCCAAAGGGACTTTTCGATGATCGGCTGCTTGTGACGCGGGGAAAGCACCATCGTGTAGGGGTTGCCGCTCCCCGTGTTGATCGTGACCTGCATCTGGCGCGTCACGACGACAGTATCGTTCGGGTTGAAATTGCCGACGATCGCCGCACCCGGCTCCGGATCGATGACGATATCTCCGAGGTAAAGGAACGTCGTGCCGCTGTTGTAGGTTTTTGCGGCAGTCAGTTTCAGCGTGCCGCCCTTGGCGACGACGTAGGATCGGGCGTCGGTAAACGCCGCGAAATCGACCGTGACGCCGTCCGCCTTGGCCCCAAACTGTTCGGGATAGGCATCGCGGTCGCGCAGCTCCCACCAGGCGCCGTCCAGAGACTGCACCTTGCCCGGATGAGAAGGCTGCGCGACGACGCGGGCATATCGCCCGACGCCGCCGTCGCCAGGGAGCGAATAGCCGCCGGCGATGATCGTGCCGATCGTCGGCTTGACGTTGGCCATCGAGATCGCGAGACGGCTATCGAATACGGCGGTTTCGATCGGTCCGGCCTGGCCGATAAGACTGGCGAGCGCAGTGTCGGCGGCGCTACGAATTACGATTTCGGCTGCATCCGCCGCCGCCCTCGTTGCCGCTTCCAAGCTGTCCGCCGCACCTCGAATGGCGGCCTCGGTAGCGATCGCCGCCGCCAGCGCCGCGTCACCCGCACCAACGTCGGGACCCTGGACGAGGCGATTGCCCTCTTTCTTGAGCGATGCGCCATCGGGAATGTCGACGTCAATCGTCATGCCGGCCTGGCCGAAATCAGCCATGACAGCCCGATCGACATCGCGTCGAACTTCCTGCAGCACCGTCGCCTGCTTAGAAAGCTCTTTCTCGAGCGCATCCATGCCGATGCGCGTGCCATTGTCGACGCCGGCCGTGCGCTCGGCCACGCGGGCGGAGCGCACGACGATATCTGTCGTGTTCGGCTGCCCTGACAAGAACGTCACCGAAAAATCATCAAACGGCAGGTTATTGAGTTTGGCGACGGTTACCGTCTGCTGGCTGAAGGCGGTTTCGTCTTCAGCCTTGATCCAGACCTGGACGTCGACGATGTCGAAAATCTTGAAGCTGAAACCGGAATAAGTTGCGCCACCATCGCCGACGAAGACGTCAGTCTGGCGAAGCTGTCGCGGGATCGGAAAAGGATTTACCATGGCGCCACCCTGCTAGTTTTGCAGTAGGATGGCGTCCGGCGCGCGCGGTTAAGTGCGGCTATGGCTTACGGACATATCCATGCTGGGCCAGGCACCCATCAAAAACGAGATTGACATTCTTGCTGTAGGTAAAACGATCCTGTTCGGTTGAACCCAATCCGGACTTTGCCGCTTCACCGTCGCAGATCGCGCGATCTTGCTGAAACTTGGTGAGCAACGCCGGATTGGCATCGACCCGGAGGCCGCTTTTGACCTCATAGAAGTAACCTTGCGGTGTGGATACACATGCAGCGAGCGGTACCAGCGCCAGCGCCGCGATGATCTTCCTGTTCATCTTGCTCCCCCAACTATTGAGAGCGTCACCTAACAACAACGCCCGCGCGAGAGGAAGCCATCTTACGATCAACCACAAAAAATTATTGGGGGCCGACCGCCGTAGACAAGTTCGGTGGCCTGGTCGGCGTCAGCTCGCCCGGTTTCCACCACCAGGTGCTCTTGCCGGCTTGAGCCTTGAAGCTCTTGTCCGCGTCCGGATCCACGGCCCATTGCAGATTATCGACGAACATTCGCCGGTACCAGGCACGGGTGAGGGGATGAGAGGCGAGGATCGGCATATAGCGGCCGACATATTTGACGGCAGCGCGGCCGGCTCGCGGTTGATCCTTGCCTTCGGCCGGTTTGCCGCCAAGCAGGTTCACATTGGCAGCGCCCATGACCTCCTGGATGGTCCGCAGCGTTAGATCCATGGTGTCGCCGATGAAGGCCCCGCCGATACCGCCGAGGGTTTGCGCGAAATTCTGGCCGAAGCGGTTTTCTGCCTTGTCGATGAAGTCGGCGAACAGGCCACCGCCGCCGCCCTTGACGAATGCCTTCATCCAAAACGGCACGGTCGTCATATCCTCCGGATCCTTACCGTTCAGCACATTGAGGACCTGCGTATAGAAGGCCGCGCCGATCGTCAGAGGGACGGCCATGGCGGCAAAGTAGTAGGCGCCTCGAGCGACGCGGCCTCCGCTGGATTTCGCCATCATCGAATAGACATGATGCGCCTCGAGCTGGCGTGCCGTGAAGGACATGCCGAAGCTCATGAACTGGGTCGCGAAGTCCAGGATCTCGCCGGCGATCGTGCCGCGCTGCGCAATGCCGGTCACCACGCTCTTGACGCGCGGATCTCCGGCCGGTACCGATCGCTCGCCCCATTGGGCAATCATCTCGGCATATTTTTCAGCGAGGTTGCGATCGCCAGTCTTGTCGAAAACGCCGCCGGGATCCAGGAAGCCCATTTCGTCGATGCCGGCACGCATCTTGTGCCAGTCGTCAGGCGTGAAGCCGAAACCCTGCATGGTCTTTTGCAGGAGCGGCGGCATGTCTATCCAGTCGGTATCCTTGCGGGCTAGGCCGCCGAGGGTGTCATGCCAGGCGGCCGCCTCGATCCGCTTGCGCGCTTCCGTCAATGGCTTCAGGGCGTTGAAGGTCAGCGCCCGATCGACGAGGTAGCGGCTCCATTCGTGGCCGAACATCTGGTCGACAAACCGGGCCTGCTCATTCATCGTGTGCAGATAATCGTCCCAGATCACAGCCTTGCGGGCCATCGCAGCATCATCGCTCTTGTCAGCCGCGAACTTCACCAGGTCGCCAACGATCTTGTGCATCGTCGTGGTGATCGGCAAACCGGCCAGGCGTCGGGCCGCTTGCGAGACAAACGGGTCCGTCACTGCTGCAAGGATGCTGGTCGAGCCGAGAGCGGCCGCTGTAGCGACGTTGCGGATGTCGCCGGCATATTGCGCCGGCGCGCTCAAAACCGTCTCACGGCCGCGCAGTGCCCGCCAGAGACTGTTGACGCGATACTCCGCCCACTTAGCCGCATCCAGCCCAGGCAGTTTCAGGCCCTCGATATTCATGGCGCCGGACTGCCGTTTGCCGATATCGACCTGGACGGCCTGTTTCAGCCACTCGATTGCTGCGTCCGGATTGGGGCCGAAACGCTCCATCGCCGCGATATCGCGCGCCATGCCGTTGACGTGGTTGAAGATCGCCGAGATCGGGTCGGACTGGCCGAACCTGTCGTTATAGCCGAGCCAGCTTTCCGCATCGCGAAAGATCAGAAAGCGGCTGTCCTGGTAGCGGCTGGCGACATTTCCCGTCCCGAACTTGCGCGCCTCCGGACGCCGATGCGCCCATCCGTCCGACATAATGCTGTCGAACACGTAATCGAGGCTGGCGTCGAGATTGTCGGCGCCGATGACTTCGCCGGTGCGCGGATTGGTCATCTGCTCGGCGTCGAGCAGCGGCGAGATGAATTCCTTCCAGCGCGTCCGGGCGAGATCCATGTCGAAGCGCTTTCCGCCGAACTTCGTGCGGCCGAGGTAGCCGAGATCTCGAATGCTTGAGCGATCGTGGCTATGCGGCAGGCCGTGATCCTCGCGCTTGGGGATATTGCCGCCGGCTGCATTGAAGCGCTGGCGCAGATCCTCGAAGACGTTGCGCACCGCATTGCCCATCGCTTTGGCCGTGCCGTTGCCCGTCGGCTCCTTGTGCAGGGCGCGCACCAGGTCGGGCAGGTCGACTTTGTTGATATGGCGGCCGGCGACGCGAGATCTGCGGAAATGGTGCATAGCCTCGGCGAGATCGCGTTGCGCCATGGCAATGATCGCGTTGGCCTTGCCGGCCATGGATTGCGTGCCCTTATAGCCATTGTGGATCATCAGCGAGAGCACCGCGTCGAGCTTGTCCGGCTTGCCCTTGAGGTTGCGATAGTCTTCCACGAAGGCGGCATTCTCTTTGCGCCTGGCTTCGGAGAGCAGCGCCCGCCGGCGCGCTTCCTTGGCGTCGGCCCGCAGCGAGGCGACGACTTCATCGCGGGCGGCAACGCGCGCCTGCGCCTCCGTCATGCCCGGGTTCTTCGTCCGCTGCCGGGCCTCATAGTACCGATGCAGCTCCTCGGCATCGCGGGAGTTGATCACGCCTTGTTCGACGGCGGAGCGCAAGCAGTTTCGGAGCGACATTCGAGGATCCCTTGCAGATGGTCAAAGTTCATCGTATTCTGGCGGCGGACGTTTGAAGGCTACGAGGTTTACCCCCGGTGTCGCCGTAAACGAGGGTTGGGGCTCTGGCGCCCAACAGAGCGCCTTTAATGGCGGATAAGTCGGTAGGTTCTGAGGCCACAGAACATCGTCCATCTCATACTTGGCAAACCTCCAAAAGATCGGCGAGAATATTGCCCTGGTCGGCGATCTCGAGCGCTTCCGATGTCGAGACCAGGCGCACGTTTCCGTCGCGGTCCTGGATGGGGATATAGTCGAACAGGGTTTTCGGATTGCCGTTCGCGTCGATCGCGGGCTCGGCGATCGCGCCGGCTTGCTCCTCGGCAACGCGCATGGCCTCGGCGTCGCCAGGCTCCGCAATCGATCGCGGCCGGATCGTCTGTCCCTCGATCGGGTCGACGATGGCGCCCGGATCCGGACGCGGCCGAACCTCAAAGACCCAGTTCTCGCCCGGCCGATCGGGAGCGATCCAGCCCTTGTCTATCTTGACCGCGTCCGGATTGCGTCGGACGTCATAGCCGCGCCGGCTCAGACTGTTGTAAACCCGGGTGGCATCGTTGGAGACCGCGACGTCGGAGCGCAGCACGCCGCCGTTTTCGTCGGCCAGGCGCACGGCTTCCTCATAGAGCTGCCGCGCCTTGCCCTGGCCGCGCGACGCCTTGGAAACGGACGTGATGCCGACCTTGAGGTTTTCGCCATCGCGCTTCAGGGAAAGGTGAGCATCACCTTCCGGGCTCTTGAGCTGGAACGTGTCGCCGCGCCCGTCGATGGAGGTGCGCTGTATAGCCGAACGCGCGTCAACCGGCCGCGCTCGAGTTTCCATCGAAACGATGCGATTTCCCGCGTGCATGCCGCGATATGCCTCATATCCCGTCACATCATCAGCGGAGCGCCACAGCTCGAGCGGATAGCGTCCCACGGCAGGCTCATCGAAAAACGGAATACCCTCCCGAGAGGAGGTGAAACCCCATGTCTTGGCCTTATCGTTCCAAGTGAGCAGGGCTGCTCGGCCGTCACGCACTATTACCCGGGCGCCTTTTTCCCCTATTCCGGACATGCCGGCAGCACTAAGCTCCGAGGCATTGCTGTCCACATATATCGTTCGGGCCGAGGCCTCTTTCAGACCGCTGTCACCTTCATGCCCGGGCGTATCGCGCGCAGCCTTATTGCGGGTCGTGGTGTTGCCGTTAACTTCGTAAATCGACCCCATCTCGGTTTGGAAGGTGAGCGGTTGATCCGGCTCCGCAGCTGCAGGCGCCGCGGCGACTGAATCCTGCGATGGTGCCCGCGTTTGATCGTCAATCATCCTGGCAGCGTCGTCCAGGCTCTCCGCCTGCATGACGCCGCGTAGGTCATCGATCGCGTTCGGATCTCCGCCGTAGATCCGCTCATAGTCGTCGGCCGTCAGCGTGCGGGCAGGGCCGGCCTGTTCGTCGGCGATCGCGCGCTCGACGACCTCGGGCGGCGGGTGATTGTCGGGATCCTCGGCATAGCGGAGCGCGCTTTCGAAAACCCGCTGCTGATCGGGCGTCGCGTCCGGACCGATCATGTGTTCGTCGAGAACGCGGTCTTCGAAGGAGCGGTTCAGCTGCTCGAGCTGTTGCGGCTGCAGCTTGACGCCCATGGCTTTCGCCATCGTCTCGACGTCGCCAGGCTGCGGCTTACCCTCGATCACGCGCGTGGCGATCTCGGCGCCGCCGTCGCCCATGCGGTAGAGGCCCGCGAGAGCGTGCCCGGCCTCGATCGGGCCGCCGAAGAGCGCGCCGAACGTGCCGGCGACGCCGATATTCGCCAGCGCATTACCGAGGCCATATTCGAGACCGGCCGCTTTCTTGCGCGGCTGGCTGGCGAGCTGCAGAACCGTCTCCTGGCCGCTGTTCAGCATGAATTCGGAGAGCATAGTCTTGCCGATGCGGCCGGCAACCGACTGGCCGGCGGATCCACCGCCGCCGCCGGCGATCGCCATCTGCCACTGAAACGGATCCCGCGCGGCGCCGGCGAGGCCGCCCGCCATCTGCGCCGTGAAGCGACTGATCGGATCGAGGTTCGGATTGTTCGCGGCCACGCCGGAGGCTTGCTCCGCCTCACGCCGCTGACGGTTCATTTCGTCATCGACCCCGCCGATCAGCGACTGGAATTGCGGCTGCAGCTCTGGATGCTGATCAGAGAGCGCCTGGACGCGCTTGTCGAAGGCTTGTTCGTTCGTGGTGTAGGCCGCGCGAAACGGCGGCTGCAGGAAGCCCGGGACGCCGATATCGCTGCGGATCGGGTTTTCCAGCGTCTGGCCTGTGAGGTCAGCAATCTTAGCGATACGTTGCGCATAGATGTTCTCGAGCATCGACCGATCGGACGTCGTATTCTCGATCATCTGTTGCGCCGTCGACGTCGTCGACGCGAGCTTGCTGAAGGCTTCGCCCCAGCTTTCCGGGCCATCGGCCGCGCTCTTCGGCAGGTCGGCCGGATCAATAAGGTTCATCGGAAAGCCCCCGGGTTGCGCGCCGAGAGCTTGTCCTTCATGCCGGCGATATCGAGCACCACGGGGTTGCCCTTTTCGTCGGCGATAAACATCGGCGAGGATCCTTGTGGATCGCCGAGGGCGAAAGCGTAACCGCCGTTCACCGCGACGGGGAGCGCCTTCTTGAAATCGCCCGACGTCCAGGTGCGGCCGTTCTGTGCCTTCACCTGGCCGACGTCGCCGTCGTTCAAGGACTGCACCACGTCTTCGAAGCGATCGGCGCGGATCGAGTTCGGCACGAGCACCTTGCGGCTACGCCACCAGAAACCCGGGTCGTAAGCGCCAAAGCCGCCATACTGTACGTCGTTGGCATAGATTGCGCCGGCGGCCTCATTGTAGGCACGCTCATAGATCGGCTTGGCGGCCGGATCTGTGTTTTTGATGCCGGCGTCGTAAAGCCGCTTGCGCGCAATCGCATTGGCCGATGCGTCGAGCTGAACTTGCTGATCCGGCGTGAAGGCGAGGGCTCCGCCGGCGACTTCATTGGCGAGCGGCATGCGCTGGGTCACCGGCATGTCGCTATAGGTTTTGCCGTCAGGGGTCTTTCCGTAGCTGGTGATCAGGTCGAGCGCGGCTTTCGGATCGCCGCCGAGGCGGATGATATCGCCGGATTGGCTGATCGCCGGTGCGTCGGATCCCAGCTCGGCGAGGATCTTGTTAGCGTCGCGGCCGCCGGCGGCGACCAGGCCGGCGGCAATCGCAAGACCGCGCTGCGGATCCTGCTTCACCGCGTCGGAGATCTGCTGCGCTTCACCAGGCCGGAAATATTTCGGCTGCACCCCGAAATGCGTGGCGGCCGCTTGCGCCGCGTTGACGCGCTCAGCAAAGGAATTGGCAACAGCGCGTGGATCCGGATCGCCATCGAGGGGAAGGCCGGGCGAGGCCGGCAGCACGCCGAAACGTTCGGCGACGCCGAGCGGATCCGTCTCGAGAGCCTTTTTGTGCTCTTCCATCGTCTTCTGCGCGAAATCGTAGTCTTCGGGCGTCGCGCCCTTGCCGAGCAGGGACGGGAGTTCTTTTTGAACTTCGGCGAGGGTTTGCGTGCGCAGCGCCTCGGCGAAGTTGATGCGGGTGAGCGTCGAGCCGACGATTTCCTTGCCCTTCGGCGCCGTCGCGGCGTCGAGCTGGAAACGGGCAAGATTGGCCGGGTCGACCGGCAGGCCTCGAGCGACGCGAGCGGCAATATCGTCGCCGCGCGTTTTCAGATCCTCATTGGCCTTGTCGTCTTGGGTTTTGCGTGCGTTGGCAGCGGCGACCAGGCCCTTGTCGATCCGCTCCCAATCGTCGCCCGTGACGCCGGCGAGATTGCCGGCGGTATAGTCCCGGGTCATATCCTTGCGAAGTTGCAGGATATCCTCAGGCGATTTGTTCGCGGCCTGCTTCGTGTAGAAGGTCGTCACCGTGTCAGAACGGCTTTTGCGCTTGTAGACCAGCGCCTCTTCCGGCGAGATGATCCCGCGCGCGGCCGCCGTGTCATAATGCTGGTCTATGAGGCTCTGCTGATCGGCGAGCGAGGCGGCGGCCGTCTGATCATTCGGCTGGATGGCGGCAAGGCGCTGGCTTTTCTGATCCTCGAGCGTCTGGACGCGATCGAGGAAATTCGCCTTGTCCTGCTGCTCTTTCTTCTGATCGAACAGCGCGCGCGATCGCTGCACCAGCTCGTTCGCCTGGCGATCGAAGGAAACGGTATAGTCAGGCGCGATCTCCGGAAAGACATCGTCCTCCAGGTGACGGGCCTTTAGCTGGCCGAGGGCCTGCTGCAGCTGCGCAGGATCGTCCTTATAGGCCTCAAACACCTGCGCCTGGTCGGACAACATGGCGTTGTCCAGCATCTGCAGATAGGTTCTCGTGCCGGCGATGTCATAGGCGCGGCCATAGACTGAGCCGTCGTTTTGCGGCCGGAAGGTTCCGACTTTGCCGGGCGCCACCTGCACCGGAACGCGCACGGGCGTGACGGATACCGGAGCGACAGATGCCGGCGCCGGCAGTTTCGCAACCTCCGGGGCTTTGTTGCTCTGTGCGTAAAACCGCTCTTGTGCCTGGTGCAGATCCTCGGCGTATTTATTGGCGTCGTCGGCATTGTCGAATTTGCCGAGGTGCTGCCCGGTCTCTCGGTAGAGCTTCACCGCGTCGTCATCGCTCAGGATCTTGCCATCAGGCGACACGGTCGGGATCAGAACCTCTTTGCCGTCTTCCTCGATCGAGATCGAGCGAACCGTGCTGATCGTGCCATCGGCATTCTTGACCTGCGGCCGCTTCGTCAGATCGATGTTGCCGGCGTCGACCAGGCCCGCCGGCGTTCCGGTCGGGGCTGGGGAGACGCTGTTCGTCACCACCTGCGGATCGACATAGCCGGTTGCAGGTGCAGCGGCTGCAGCCGGGGCCTGCCCTACAGTGCCAGCGATCAGATCCGCCTCACGGGCGCGCCGCTCTGTGTTCGACGACAATGAGCGCACGGCTTGCGCCGTCGCGGACAGATCGCCGGACTTGGCGGCCGCTACAACATTATCCGGCAGAGAGCCGTAATTGTAGGCGACGGACTTCAGGCCGGCTTGAGCACCGGCGGGAAGCGCGTCAAAAGCATCAGCGCCGACCTGGTCGCGAGCCCGGGAGCCTTCGACGGTAGCAACGCGGCGCTGCAGATCGCGCTCGGCGTCGTCTTGCGTGATCGTCATGCCAGGTCGAACAGTAAGGACGGTTCCATCCGGCCGGGTAATCGTGTCCGAGCCGTAGCCGATGCGGTACGCGGTCTTGTCCCAATAAGGCGTTGGCCTGAAGCCTTCTTCATGTCTGAGAACTTGTGCCGTTTGCTCGTCACCGCTGCCGGCCAGCACGCGATAGCCGCCTTGCGCGCCGGCCACGTGTCCGGCCTGACCGTTGACGCTGACCGTCGTTCCGGAAAGTTGCCCGCCCGAGATCGTCGATGCGCTAGGCGCACCGTTCATCGCATCGAGCGCGCCCTGTTTCGCGCCGGCCTCGGCCGCTTGGCGATCGGCCTGCTGGCCGAACTGGTCGGCGACGTTGGCGAGGCCTTGCGCGACCTTGCGCTCGAGGGCGCCGTCGTCGCGCTGGACGGATAGAAGACCGTCGGACAGGATCGGGGCGGCCTCGAAAGGACGATAGCCGACCGCTTCCATGCGTTTGTTTGCCATTATGCTACCTTTGGACCGCCGCGATTGCTAAGGGATATGCCGCCCTTCAGGCCGATAAGCGCCGCATCGAACAGGCCGCTTTGCTTCGCCTTGCTCGCCATCTGCAGATAGTTTTTCGCGCGCTCATCGAGCCGGGCGATCGTGGTCTGCTCGGTTCCCTGCTGTGTCGTCAGAGCGTTATCGGCCTCCCGGAAAGCATCGGTGCGAGCTTGCGCAGGCGTGCCGAACGAGAGATCGGTACCGGAGGCGGCATAGGCGACGTCCTGCGCGCCGATCGCGTCCTGCAGCTGCTTTTTGATACCGGTCCGCTGGGCAATGCCCTGGATCATGGTTTGCGGGATCTGGCGCTCCTGATCCTGCGCCTGCAGCTTCAGCTGCTGGGATTGCTGATTGCCGGACGAAATGGCGTTGACGACGCCGAGGACCGACGCCGTTCCCTGCAGGATGGAGGCAAGGGAGAAACCGCCAGTGGCGGCGGCGCCGGCGGAAGCAGCTGCTCCAGTTGCGGCCGCCGCGCCGGTTGCAGCCGCACCGCCGGCAGCAGCACCGCCGGTGAATAAACCCAAGACTGCTTGCATTAGAGCTTGACCCCCGGAATGTAGTCTCTCAACCGCAACCGGCCTGGCCGAACCTGTGTAATGACCACTGTCGGATCCATGCAGGCGCCGATCAGGCCAATCTGGTTTACGTGGCCGGTATACGGCTGCCTCGGCAGTGTAAGGTCATCGCTTGTGCGGTTCAGTGGGACGTCTTTGGCGGCGCGGCCGTTGACACCGATCGCTAGGCTGGTCGCGTTCATGACAAAGAGCTTGAGCCACTTGACCGCACCGGGTCGGCGCACGACGCTGTCATCCGGATTGACCAGCACGAAGGGCATGCTTTCGTAGACGGGGGGCGTCCAGAGGCCGATTTTGCCGGAGGCAGATGGCGCGCCGGTATCGACCACGCCGCCGGAAACGGTGAAAGGGCCGTAGACGTCGCCGCTCAGTTCGCCCCATACCGTCTTTCCCTCGAGCGCCGAAAGGCCGGTGACACGACCCGTTAGGTCCGTGGTGACGCTGTAGGCCTGGCGGAAAAGGTTGATGTCCTGCTCCTCGAGGATCTCTTCCGAAATCTGGCCGCCACGATCGACGGTGATCCAGACCTGTTCCTGTCCGTTGACGACAATATCTTTGACCAGGCCGCCGCCGGCTGGGATCCATTCGCAGGCCGCCATGATCTCTTGCGTCTTATTGACGACACAGCAGACGAGCCGGCCATCCTCGCGAAGGATCCACAGGCGGTTAGAGGTCGTCGAACCAATCTTTCGCTGCACCGCGAGGCGGCGCATGTTGTCGATAAGATCTTTGTTGAGGTCATTTTTCGCGTCCGGCGTGTAAGTCGTTGAAACAGCGTCGTAAGATATCGAATAGAGCTTGCCGCCATCGGGAGCCGAGAAATAGACGTCGCCCTCGAGCACCATCGGTCGGCAGTTGGGTTTTGAGCCGATCTCCGAGGCACGAACCCAGTTCATCGGATCGTTGCGGCTGACGGTGCGATTGCTCGCAAACCATTCCGCCTGGTCGGTGAATAGCACCAGATAGGTGTTGTCGAGTGCGTGCAGGATCGTTTCCGATGTCTGCGATCGTAGCGCCTCGAGGCGAGGGCCGTTATCCGCCGTGCTCTTGATATTGAGGTTGAAATATTCCCCTGGTTGCGACATGGCTGCCGCGCCCTTCTTGGCAGCCGGCGCCGTGTAGACAGCTCGGTCCTGGTAAAGTTCCATGCCGCCAAAGCCACCACGGCTAACAGAGATTAGTGGCTCTCCCGCCGTCGATCCGACCTCAGTATGGCCGGCGATCACCGACGCGTCCGAGGTGTTAACGATATTGCCGGTGACAGCATATTCGTCGCCAGCCAACGAGCCGCTGAAAACGATGTTGAGCGCCCGATAATTGTTGGCCTTCTGGGTGAGGTCATACTGGATGTCGACGTCCGCATTCATCCCCGGGAGCGCCCGGATCTGCGTTCGCAGAAGTGTGGCGAGGTTATCCCAGTCCGCGTCGACGGCGCTGTTTGGGGCAATCACCGCACCCGTGGTGTGATCGACGAGGCGGACCGCCGGCGTGAGATTGCCTTCGATTTCGACATTCATCGCCAATGCAGCGGCATCGTCGGCCCATCGAATATACAGCGACCAGCTGTCATTTGTTTTGGCGTACGAGCCGCCGAGATCCACGTCCGGAATATCTTTGTAAGGCCAATCGCCGACAGTCCAGAGCGCATCGTTCGCAGCGTTGCGCAAAAGGCGAATACCAAATGGCAGTGCCGTGTGAAAAATACCGAACGTGTCGGCCTCTCCGTAAAAGCCCAGTTCCGGGACCATGGCTGACGTGATCGAGGCGAGCGCGATCGTGGCGACCTTGACCCTATCATTCCGCCAGATGTCGACGGATCCCGCCGTGAAAATCATCACGTAGGAAAGGGTCGAATTGACCTTCAATACGCCCTTCCAGCAGTTCGCCGAGGCAACCGAACCGACATAGGCGGATCCTGGCAGCAGATCGAAGCCGGATTGCGGGATCGGCTCGACGCCCTGCATGCGCAGCGCGCCGGAATAATACTGTTTGATCCCGACCTTGCCGGCGAGATCTGCCGACAACTGGCCGGCATTGGCGGAGCTTTTGAGTGGACCGGCGGCCTTAGGCATCTACCACCTCCCATGCCACGGAAGATCCTCGCCTGTCGGGCGGACTGACGTCAGGGGATCATGGGCAAGCAGACTTTCTTCGCCGACAGGCCTGGAGCCTTTGTCCTGCGCCATCAGGCGACCAATCATGCCGCCGGTGCCCTGCATTGAGGGCGTGCCAAAGGCCTCAGTCAGCTTGTCGCTCTGCAGCTGGCTATCCTGCCAGACCGGAATTGCGAGGTTGCCGCCAAGCGCCTTGACGAAGGCGGCGCGAAATGGCGGATCCCAATAATCCGGATCCTGGTAGGTTTTGTATACAGCCCACGCTTCGGGCTCCATGCAGCAAAACTTGCCCTGCTGAAGGGTGAAATTCCGGATCAGTTCCTTGCGCGGCACAATGCGACGAAGATAGGCGATGGGATTGGACAGGCGCGGGCTCGGCAGATCGTAGGCATGGGCCCAGCCATTATCGAGCGGTTCGGCCAGGCGGCGCATGCGCGCTGTCACGCAAAGAAACGTCCAGTCGTGCATGCCGAACACGTGGTCGACAGTGCGATGCCAGGTCGCCGCGATCTGCATGGCGAGATCGCTGTCGTCGTCGACGGAAAACATGGGGCCGGCGCCGATATCGGTCAGAGCCCAGTTGATGATGGTCGTCTTGTCGATGCTCATACCGCCGCCCCGGAAGAAGGAAAAGGCCGCGGCCGGAGATGGCCGCGGCGAGCTTCAGCGAAATTCAGGCGCTGAGATTGACGACGGTGACGCCCATCTGATTGGTCGGAATGGTGGCGATGCGCAGATCCGCGTAAGCCGGCGTGCCGTCGCAATCGACCACCGCGTGGATGATCGAATTGACCGACAGGTCTTTGACGCAAGGATCGAAATAGCCGGCGGTCGTGACTTGGGCGAGCGTGTCGTCGGTTGCAAAGTTGAAGAACTTCATGATGCGCGTGTTCGACAGCGTGACCGAGCGACCGGCCGTGACGAGTGCATATTTGTTGGCAGGCATGTTGATACCCTTTCAAAGTGGATTGAGCAGGAGGCCGCGCCGAAACGGCGCGACCAGGTTCGAGCCCTCAGCCGCCGCCGGCCGTGGCAAGAGCAGCCTTGTTTATGGCCTTCATGCGGATCCGCTTGACGCCTTCCGGCAGGATGCCCAGCGCATTACCCGAGAGCTGGACCTTGCAGAGGTTGGGCGTGCCCTTGAGCTGCGGCTGCGGATCGATGGTCATGTTTTCCTGATCCCACTCGATCTCCGAACCCAGTGCATCTTTCGCCCACGCGAACGTGTCGACATAGCCAGTCGGATCAAAGGGATTGAGGCCGGCGCCGGTGCCGAATGCGCCGGTGCCGAAACGGAACATGGCATTCGGGAGCGCCATGAAATGCACGCCCTGGAAGGTCTTGAGCCGCACCTTAGTGCTGCTCGCCCACCATTGATCGGTCGGCCCCTGGTACTGCGAGTTCGAAAACTGCTTGTACATCATGAGCTGAGAGAACCAGCTGTAGGGGATTGGGCAAAAAAGATCGTCTTCCGCGCCAGAACCTGCGATGCTGTCGCCGATGTAAACCGCATCGTCGAGAGAGATCGCCGCCGAGCCGTCGCCAATGGTCTCTACTGTCACCGGAGCGTCGGTCAACGGCGAGGTCGCGCCGGCGAAGGAGTTCAAAGCATCGAACTTGAGCGTGTCGCGCTTGACGCGAACCGCTCGCGACATCATTTTCGCCAGAGCGTCCTGCTGGCTGGGGCCCATCTTGCGGACGTCCTGCTGCCGGAAATAGGCCGCAGCTTCGAAATCGCGGATCGCCAGGCTGACGGTGTCCATGTTGATGTTGGACGCGTCGATTTCCTGAATTGCGCCGGTCAGTTCGTACATCTGAATGGTGCCACCGGCGACCGGGAACTTGATTTCGCCGGCGTGACCGTCGCCGCGCGTCATCGTATCGTCGAGATAGCCGCCCTGCTGGGAATAGCGCAGACGCGTCTTGTCTCGGATGAGTTGTATGAACCAGCTTTCAATAGCCATTGGGTAGACCCTCGGATAGGAGTGATGATGAAATCACCGTGAGGGCCGATTAGCCGGAACTGGCACCGGGTCCGGTTAAGGATAGCCGCTGCGTTGTCCAGGTCGCTCCCGTCCGGTAAGCAAGGCCAAGCCTGCCATCGGGCGGGAGCCGTTCAGTGCGTCAGTTCTTGCCGAGCAGGTCCTGATACTTTTTCTGCAGCGCGTCGTAGGATGCGCGGTTGAATTTCGGATTGCCGACCGTGTTTTGCGGCAGCGCCATTTCTGTCCGCAATGCCTCTCGCGGATCCGCTGCCGAGCCAGTCGTGCCGCCGATGAAGGGTGTCGCGCCATTGGTGGCGATGCTCGAGCGGATCCATTCGAGGAACTGATGGCCTCGAGCGGTATCGCCGAGCATGGCCTTGGCATAGTCGGCGGCTTCTTTCGGCAGCCCGCCCTGGTCGGCGCCGCGCGCGACCATGGCGTCGATATAGGCGAAGTTTTCGTTCATGCGCTTCTCGCGGGCCGCTGCCTGCTCCCCTGGCGGCAGGTGCTTCGAATTGTCCGGGATCAGCGCGGCTTTCTCCGCCTCGAAATCGATCGGCGGCTCGAGCAGGCCGATCTCGGCTGCAGCGGACATCATTTCGGTGGTCAGTGCCTGGAAGACGGGGACGGGCACTTTCATCTCGAGCGCCTTGGCGGAAACGCGACCGAAGAGCTTGTCACCCTTCAGCGTCTCCATATGCGGCTTGATCGGCTCCGGCAGCTCGGCGAATTCGGAATAGGCCTCCGCCTTCTCCGGAACCTTGTTCGTCGCATCGCGGTCGCGATAGCCCTGCAGGGCCTTGACGAGATTGTCCATCGTCTCGGTGTTCGACTTGCCGAGAAGATGATCGGCAATGCCCTGTGGCTTGTAGATCTCGGCGGCGGCCGCAGCAGGAGAAGCAGCGGCCGCCGCCGCCGGATCGGCAGCAGCCGCAGCCGCGCCAGCCGGGTTCGCGGCATTGGCGGGAGGATCCACCGCAGCCGCAGCGCCGCCGGCAGCAGCAACTGCAGCGCCGGCCCCGTCTCCGGCGCCCCCACCACTACCGCCTTCGGCATTGCGCAAAAGGTTATCGAGAAAGAATTTCATGACTGGTCTCCGTTCGGGGTTTCGGATTTCGGCTTTTTCGCCAGCTCTCTGCCCTTGGCGATCGCCTTCAGCACCGCCTCACCAACGCCGTTGATGCCCTGGCGGGTGGCCGTCATCAGCGCGGTTTGCTCGAATGTTTGACCTGTCGAGCGCAGGGGCTGTCGGATGGTGATATCCATCAACCATTCGATCACTTCTAGGCCGCCGTTCGGCGAGATCATCATGCCGTAGAGGAACATGGCGACTTCGTCCTTTGGTGCCATTTCAGCTTGCTGGGTTGGAGCCAGCATGTCCTCGAGGCCGGGCCACCCACCGCCGGCGAGGCCATGCTCGAGCATGTCGAGAGGTTGCGCATAGCGCTCGGCGATAAACGGTCCGTTCATTAGGCTGCTTTCGGCATGGAGGCTGTCAGGGCGTTGCCAAGGACTTCGGGCGCCTTTTGTGCGGCGCTCTGAGCGAACATGGCGGCGAGCTGCTGCTGTCTCTGTTGTTCCATATCGGCAAGGACCTGCTTTTTGGCGGCGTCGTCCGGGATCAGATCCTTGTCGATCTGCAGGCCGTCGGCGATGCGTTGCATGACCTTGTCCTGGTCGAGATACAGCGCCTGTTTATCCGGGCCGGCGAAGGCCAGGACCAGATCGTGATAGTTGGCGATTGCTGCCAGGCGATCGGCGTTCAGAGCCGCCATCATCGGCGATCGGACCTTCACGGTGATCAGCAGGTCGTCGATCTTTGCTTGCAGCGGCAGCACTCCGAATTCATAAAGGATCTCGGCGACACGGGGCACGATGACGGGCATGATCTCATGCACCAGGCGGCCGAACGCGCCGATGTGAACGTTCGCCTTCTGCTGCAGGCGGCCTGTCATTTCCGAGGCAGAGCGCGGCGTGCCGGAGTAATCCGGCAGCCGCTCATCGAACATGGCTTGCTTTACCTGCTCTTGCAGGCCTTGCGTCACCAGCTGGCCAATCTGTAGATTGCCCGAAGCGGGATCGAGGCGCGTAACATCAGGCCCAAGAACCCCGCCCGTTGCCTGCATGCCCCAGAATTCGCCGGGCCCCATGCGTACCGTGTTCGGGTTGAAGGTGCCTCCGGCGCGATAACCCCAAATGCCTAGCATGCTGATAGCGGCTGATTTCAGCGTTAGCTCTTGCGCCTTGTTCAGCGTCTTGATGGAAGGCAGGGCCGTGAGGATGACGCCCCGACCGTAGGCCTCGCCCGGCACACGGTAGTAGCGCGGTATGGCAATCGGCTGGGTGCGATAACGCTCGTAGACGATGAAGTTGCCGCATTCCTTCAGATAGGCGCCGAAGTGCCAGCCGCCGTCCGGATCTCCGTCAGCCCAAAAATCTTGCACCAGCTCGAGCTCATCGTTCGGATAGCTCTTTGCTTTGTCCTTGAAACCCTCAGGATAATCCCCGTTGGGGAACGCGCCGATCAGTTGCTCACGGGTCAGCATCTGCTTCCACGAAATGAAGTTAACGCGGCCGATCGCGTCGACGCCGATCGCCAGCTGATCGAAGGGAATGCAGACAAACATCACTGGATTGTTGCGCGTGCCCTTGACCGGCATGATGGCGCCGGTACCGACTGCCAGATCGATGCACGCCTCATGCAGCGCGGTATCCCAGTCGCCGGCGTTGAAGAACGGATGCATCAGCCGGGCGATGTCGTCGAGCTGGCGATTGAGCTGCTTGACGCCAGCGTCGCCGATCAGCATGGCCGCGAGAGGGCCGGTCTCGAGGACGAAAGTTGGCTGGCCGGCAGGGAACAGATCGCGCTGCAGATTGCCGGCGAAATACATGGCCGACATCGGTGCGGTCATATCGAACAGGCGATCGGCGCTGGACTTACGTTTGCCGTTGCCGCCTGGACGGCGCATTGGGATGGCGAAATCATAGGCCTCGCAGTAGAGCGCATCCCAAGGCGAGCGTTGGATCCACGCCCTTTCCGATCGGCGTTTTGTGGGAGCGAGATCTGGACCCGCCATTAGCCGAGCACCGCCGAGGCGCTATCCGGACCGTCTTCGAAAAGCCGGCGGCCGCGCGGTTGTTTGCGGGTGGAGGCGACGGCGCTATCCTGCTGTTGCAGAGTTGCCAACTGGCGATCATTCGCCACTTGCTGCAGCTGCTGGGATTGCGCCGCTGCCTTCGTCGCCGTCTTGTCCGAACCGCCGCCGAATAGTCCCGTGATCGCCTGCATCGACCGGTCCCCCTTTGAAAATCCACATGGTGCCTTCGGAGGGGACGAAGCCGACCAGGCGCGCCATGCGCGTGCCCGTGACGTTCCCCGTCATCACGTGGCAGATGATGACCGTGCCAGTCTCGGCGATACGCTGCAGGGTTAAGTGGGCGAGGCGGCAGAGCGCGCGCATGTGCGCAGAGGCCGCCGGCCGGATAGCAAGAGTGAACTCGAGGCGGCCAAGTTTGTCGGGGCAAAGGAAGGCGAGGGCGACCAGGTCATCGTCGAGATCGATGGCGACGCTCTGGCCGATCGAGCGCATGTAGATGTTGCCCTTACGCGTGCACGCGCGTGAGGCACCCATATCGAGGCAATCCGACCAGGTCGCCGGCGACCGAACGCTCAGACGTCCCATACGTTGAAATCACCTGGTCGAGCCGGTTGCTGATTGCGCGCCTGGCGCTCGTCGCGGATCTGCTGAATTGTCATGACGTTGCCTGCGCGGCCGAGCTTCGCCGCTTCGTCGACGACGCCGGCGGCGCCGCGGTGACCGAGGCAGAGGTACTGCAGGGCATCATGCGGATGAGAATATTCGTTCTTCACCGCCATAAGTTTGTCGGTACCGCCGATGCTCGCCTGTTTCGTCAGCTTATAGTGGGCCGCAAAGCCACCGATGATTTTCTTGCATCGCGGGCTGATGATGATGCGAGGTGTGCCGTGGTCGATATTCCCCGTCAGGTACCAGCGCACAGCATCCTGGCGCAGGCCCGGCTCGTTGCTCTCGGTTGGAAGAATGTTCAGCGATAGACCCTTGCCGAGCGTCTGCATGAAGGAAAGTTCGCCCTGCAGGGTATCCGCGCCATAGAAGGCCGCAGGGTCGCCAAAAGCTTCGCGGAAGCCGAACCCGACGTAGCGGTCTAGCAGCAGCTCGTAGAACATCATCGCCATGCGTGCTGCCCCCGTGCCGGGCTCTGCGCAGACCTCGTCCAATAAACGCAGCTGGCCGTTCGGCAGGAATTGGCCGAGGACCCCAGACGGAGAGCCACCGGCGTCAAACCCTACTGATAGAGGCACATTCGGCAATGGCGCGAGGACCTGGTCCGCGACGTGAACCTGATCGTTGAACTCCGGATAGATAGGCTTGCCATCTTGCGCGTAGCCGGGAACGCCGTGCACCATGCGCCGGGAGATATTCTCAGGCATGGCGATCAAGTCCATCTCGTAGGCTGATCGCATCCGGCCCGCCCGGTTTTCGGCGTTGGCATCCAGGCCGCCGGGCTGGCGGAAGAAGTTATAGGCCGGATTGGCGGCCTCCGGGTCGTTGTAGCCGCATTCCTTCAGGATCGGATGATCGATATCGGGCGGGTTCATATCGCCCCAGAACATGCGCGGAAGCACGATTTCATCGTCAGCCACAGTGACGCCCATCTTGCGCATGGCCTCGCGGCCGTCGACCGATACACGCTGCAACTCGCTGTCCGCGATCGTGCTCACAGGCGGATAGCGGCCTGTTCGCATGAACAGCGCACCAGGCACGGACGGATGCAGCAAGTCGATTTCGTTGCCCCAGGCCATCGAAACTTCATAGCCCTTGACGAACTGCATCACGCTGTTGTCGCCGATCGCGCCCGTCTCGAGCGTGAATTCGACGATCACCTTGTCGGGACCACGCATCGCTTCCCAGACTAGATGATGCTTGACCGGCCGGTCTTGCCCTCCCTCATACCCCTTATCTGGCCGCTGCCAGGGATGGCCGATCGGAAACATCTCGTGCCAACTGGCGAGCGCCGTGCGGGCGAAATCGCGATAGGTGTCGCGCACGCACACGAGCTTGACCCGAACCCGCCCATCCTTGCAGACCGGCATGTAGGCGGCCGAGAGCATCGGCCCTTTGATGCAGGAGGCGACTGTTTTGCCAGACCCTGCAGGCCCCATGATGATGTCGATCGGCCCGCGTGATCGGATGAACCGTGCGCCGACTGGCCCCGGCGGCTGATACTTCTGAACGTCGATACCCATACCCAAAGCCCTTTTCAAACCCGCAGCCCGCGCCCGCGCCCTCCGGCGATCGGCAAACAATAGTTTCGGTCGCAAGCTGTTCAGTCGGGCACGGCCCAAAGGGCTCGTGTGTGTGAGCCGAAAGGCCCGTGGGGGAGGGCCGGCCAAGAGTTTTGAAATCCGTTTTGGGCACGGCCGCCGCCAAAAATGAGGGGTACCCCCTCGGATATTGCTGCCGCTCCGCCGGCCTCACGCGTGCGCGAGGGGGTGGGGGTAATACTGCGCCTGATTTCTGATCAGGTGCACGCTCAGCAATATCAACGCGTTACGGATCGTGCGACGGCTGGCGCTCTGTGTCGCACGGCTAAGCCATTGAAATCACTTATCCGGGCTATCAACGCGCGTGATGTCGATCGTACGCTTATCGTCGGCCTGGACGACATTCATCTGGCCGATATACATCACGCCGAGCGGCCGATCGCTATCGCCATCGTCCTTCGGCTGCGGTCGCTTGCTCTCGAAGTAGGGCAGCAGCTCGGCATTGGCCTTGATGATCATGTCCATCGCCTTTGCCGGGTCGCATCCGACGCGCCAGATGACGCCATTCTTGTCGCGTTCCTCGACTGACAGTTCCTTGGCTAGCTCCACCGGATCCGCATTCGCCAGGGCAGCGAGGTTGAGGCCAGGATGCTTGAAGCCCATGCGCATGAGTGTCTGCGCGAATTCCTTGCTCGCTTTGTTCTGGCTGCCCTTCGGCCTCCCCCGCGCCCTGAAAGCGGCATCCAGTGTTGACGCGACGTGTTTCACCGGCCCCTTGAACAGAGACTGTTGCGCGTCCAGCTCATCGAGCAGTAGCGATTGCTGTTCGGGTTCGGCCTCGGGCTGCAGCTCGGCCGCCAGGTCGGCCATTGCGGCCTCGGTTGCCGCTGCCGTCGCTCCGATTTTTTTTTTTTCAGCGCGCTCCGGCGTGTGTGCCACTGGAAGCCCCAAATTGTCGCCGTCGTCGCCGGTCATCGGTTATTTCCCTATTTGTTTATTCCGGTCGACGCCGTCTACCGTTGTCGACCGTTTTATCTACCGCGTTTCTTTAATAAAATCAGGAACATATACCTATTGGTAGACAAGTAGACGAATATTATTCTCACGTGACGCGCCCGCGCGCGCATAAAAAGCCTCTATATTTGGTCTACTCGTCTACCATCGCAATAACCCTATGTTTTCGTTGAAGAAACGCGGTAGACGGCTCGTCTACCGATCGTCTACCCGTCTACCGGGCAGTGAAGGCGAGCCGCAAATCCGTCCCGCACCCTGAAAGCTCACACGGTTCCCGCTGCGTTAAGTGCCCGCGCGCCAGCGACATCGCACTATCGAAGCGAGCGGCCACATAGGCATTTCGGGCCTTCAACTGGCTCCGCAAGCGTTGCGCTGAACGCGCGCGGGCTCCGCTTTCTCTCCCTCCGGGGCGGGGGAAGAGAGTTAAATGCGCCGGTGTTTTGGGGCGGGGGAACATGGATATGGAAGGGCAAAGGCGGGTTCACACCTTGGATTTTGCGATGAATGATGAGTGTCGATCGTCAGGGCGAGGGAATGGCGTTGTCGACCAGGCGCCTGAATTCACCGATCCACACAGCCCAGCTGGGCGGCCTGGTGCCGGCAGTGATGTAAAGATCCTCGCGGCCGCTCAGAGCGCGCCGCATGCCGATCGGGTGATCGGAGATCCGCACCTTCCAATAACGCCGTTGCGCCTGGTCGCGGATATGAATGTAATTGGAACGGCCGTACGGCGTCACCGATCTCTCGATCGACACGTGCAGGCCTGGAATAGCGGCCTCGAGCGAAGCGACAAACTGTCGTGTCGTCCGCTCGATCGCGCGCACTACGCCGCCTCTAGCTCGGCCGAGATCGCGTCATAGGCCTCGAGATCGATGATCGAGCACATCTGATTGATGCGGTTGATCTTGACCTGCAGGTGCTTCCGCTCGATCCTCCGGAGCACGATATTGTCCGGTGCCTGCTTCAGCGCCACCGTCCAGCCGCCGCGATGATAGTCCGTCCCGTCAAAGATCTTGTCGACCTTGCTCGAGGAGAATGGCACCGCCAGGCAGTAACCAGGGCGAGGGCTCTGCCGATCGCGCAGGCCGAGGCCGACCGTCGCAAGCATGGTTCGGGCTTCTTCGAGCTTGATGATCTGTTCCTCAAGCATCGTCAGCACGTGGCCGACGGTGAATTTCTCGCCGCCCTTCCACTGGTCGATCGTCGTTTCCATGATGCGCTCGAGCACCTGCTGCCACTTTTCCTTCTGGTCGGCTAGCTCTTCAACGGTTGCCGAAAGCATTGTGTCGACCAGGTGGTCGACGTCGATCGCGTCCTCGAGGAGATCGTCGGCGCGTAGGCCGCATTCGATCATGCCGGCCTCGCCGATCAGCAGCTCGCAGCAGGCGAGCAGCGTGCCATAGGTGTCGATCGCGCGCGCGTCGAAGGGCAGGCGTGGGTTTGACAGCCATTTGTTCCACTTCGGCAGGATATGCCAATAGAAGTCGTGGTAGCCGTCCATCAGCTGCCGCAGGATCATGCGGCCATATTCTTCCTTGATGATCGGTTGTCGGCCGTGGCCCTTATCGAGCTTGTCCAGGTTGAGGATCGCCATTCGCGTCCTGTCCTGGTGCTCGAGCGGCGGGTGGATGATGGCGGAAAACAGGAAGCTCGATCGCAGCTCGAATTCGACACCTTCATGGTTGGATCCGCCGCGATAGAGTTTCGCGCCGGAATAGGACTGGCGGGCAAGCTCGATGATCGCCTGTTCCTTGTAGCTGTTGCCTTTGCGCTCGAGCTCGTCGACGGCAACCGGCCGGCTGTCCTGGCCGATGTTCTGATAGATGCCGGCGGCCGTCGTGTTCGCGGTCGAATACAGTGCCGGTCCGAAAATCGCCTTGATGAAATTGTGAAGCGTTGTCTTGCCGCGACCAGGTCCGCCCGTGGTGAAGACGATCGGCCGCACCTCGAGCGCGGCGCCGAGGAAGGCCGAGCCGATCCAGCCGAGCAACAGCAGCGGATCCAGATAGGGCCGTTCCCAGTTCCAGGTGCGCAGCGAGCGCATCAGCTCATGCGCCGGGCTCTCCTCGATCGTCACGCGGGTGCGCCAGGGCTCTAGCGTGTCGCTATCGCGCTTGTAGAAGAAACCGTCGTAGTCGTTCGGCTTCATGGTCTGCAGATTCCAGGACTTGGCGCGGTTGTCCTTGTCGGTCTCGACGTCGACACTCCACAGCCTGGTGCCGCTGTGCCAGAGAAACTTGTCCTGCGCCTTCCAGCCGCCACGGCCGCGCACATTGTCTTTCGGGTCGAATATGCCCTTGCGGCCGGCCTCGGTAATGATTGCTTCCACCGCCTTGTCGCGCGCCACGCGATCGACCTTCGGCGGGATCACCTCGCCGGTCTGCGCATCTTCCTTGGCCTTTGTCCATGCCGGCCAGGCCCATTTCAGATAGTTGGTGTAGGGGGCGAACAGCTTGACCAGCGTCGGATGATCCCAGCGCTCCACCTCGAGCAGGTTTCCGGTGGCGGAGATCACGTAAACGGTGGTGCCCTTCATGCCGAGCACGGTGATCGGGCAGTCCGGCGGCATATTCTCATGCGGAAATCCGTCCCATGTGCCGGCCTTGATGCCGTTGCGCAGCAGGTTCGGATCCGGATCCCGTCGCTGGGTCTGTTCGTCGATAGACGCCAGCGCGTCTTCGAAGATGGCGCGTGCCGCTTTTTTGCCTGCCTGAATTTTTGGTGTTTTCGCCACGATGCGCCCTGTCATGCTGGAATGTGGCCGCCGCGCCATCCCCTACGGCGCGGCGGGTATTGTTTAGTCAGCGGTCGGGTTAAGAATGTTTCGGAGATCTCTAACGGCCTCGGCCCGCTGCTGGTCGTTGCGCAGCAGGTTCAGCGTGGCGCAAATGGAAACGCCGGTCGCCGTGAGGAAATTGAAGCCGGCGCGCTGGTCTACCCATCCGCATGCTTTGAAGCAGTCACGCTGGCTTTTGCTGATCAGATTTCCGTCCCAGACAGGACCATGCGTAAACTGCTGCAGCGCTTCGATTGTCGAGGCGGCCAATGGATGAATGTTATGCATGGGCATGACAGTCACCACCTAGCAAGCGGATCGTCGGTCAGCTCGAGCGTCGTGTCCTCGATCGGCACGGGCTTGGGTGCCGGCGTCTCCACTGGCGTCTGTTTCGCCCGCTCGGCCGCAACGATCTCGTCGAAGTCGAGCAGGGTGGTGATGAAGGCTTTCAGGGCGATCTCGGCCGGCCTGGTCAACTCATTGGTCGCCCAGTGCTTGGTGATGCACAGTTGGTTTGCCAGGATGTGGGGCGTTGCGGCCGAGCGGAGGCGCCTGGTGAAGGCGACGAGTTCGCCTGCAGCCGGGTCATCGGGTTTGATTAGGGGATGGATATGATCGACGATGATGGCGCCGGCGGCGCGCTCTGCCAGATCCGAGGTCACCCCGAACACGCCATTCAGGACTTGCAGCGAGTGATACTCGGCCCAATCGATCGCCGCATCGCCAGGGTCGCCTAAAGCGCCATCTCCCGCTGCAGCATCTGCGCCCTCTGCGGATCCGTCATCCCCTGCAGATCCGCTAGCTGCAGCAGAACCCGCCGCAGCTCCACCGTCAGATCCGCCAGCAGGTTCCGAGCCCTGGTTTCCTCCGCCGTCTCCTCCGGAGGCTGCAGGGTCCATTCCTCCGGCCTGGTCGAGCCCTTCGGGACGATCAGCGTCGCCATCGGCCTTGTCGCCCGCAGCGTCACCAGCGACTGGAAGACTTTGCGGCGCCGAGCCTTCAGATCCTCCCGCTGGAACTCCAGCAGCGCTCTGCTCGACGCCGGCGGTCGTATTCCCAACATCATGTAGGTTAGGGCCGTCAGCATATCGCTCGCCGACCGTCGCATTTGCGCTTCCAGGTCGGCTTGCTGCGACGCCGTCATTGGGGTTTCCCGGAGCGAAGCTTCCAACGTCAACGGTGTGATCGTCATCGTCTTGTAGCGTATCATCGCTCAAAGCCTTCCCATCGCCAGCGCCATCGCTCCCAGCATCGGCAGCTGCCAGCGGCGCGCCCGTAACGACCAGCGTTCCGCCGTCGCTGCCATCCTGGCCCGCTGCTCCGGCGACGCCCGCCGGATCTCCGCCGGCCACTGCCTCGAGGCCGCCCGTATCATTTTCAAGCGCTGGATCTGCAGGTGCCGGCGACGCTGCGCTCTGAGCCTGTCCTGCTGTTGTCTGCACTTCTTCATTTGATTTTCCTTTCGGAGGCATCTTCCAAACTCCTCGTTTCGTTGAAAAATACCTGCCGGCCGCAACGGCAGGGCATACGCGATCGCTGCTACTCGGCGACCAGGTCGTAAGTCGCGTCGAAGACGGACGGTTTGCACGGATAGATCTCGCACTCGACGCCCTGGATGATCCAATCGCCATCAGCGACGAATAGGGTTCCTTCAGGCGTCTCGATGTAATACTGGCCAACGCCGTTCAGCTTGATCACGTCGGCGCGCAAGGCGTCCTGGATGAAGCGCGGCGCAGCATCGCGATCGAAGCTACTTTCGAGATATTGGTAGGCCTCGATCACGATCGGTTTTTTTCTGTAATTCGGCATGCTCATATCCTTTCAGGGTTGCACTCAGTCCATCCCAAGAGCGGCTTTGTAGGTCTCGTAGATGCTCTCTTCCTCGAGCCGCTCGTTGGTATCCTTCGCGCGATCGCGAATGATGCGTTTGATCGCTTTCAGGTTGTAGCCGCGGCCTTTGGCCTCGCCAAAAATATCGGCCTTGTCGTCGTTAATGGCTTTGCCTTCTTCGTTCAGGCGCTCGACACGCTCGATGAATTGGCGCAGTTCGGCGCCGGCGTTGTTCTCGACGTCGTTCTTTCCTGAAACATCCATCGGGTTGAAATTCTCAGCCACCAGATTGCTCCCTGCGATCAATGGTTTCGATCGCAGCGATCAGGAAAGCGGCCGCGCGGACAAGGTTTTCACGATGGCTGCGCGGCTTCCAAAAGCGGCGCGAGAAAGCCCATATGTCGTTGACGAACCAGAAACCGGGCCGGCAAGAATAAAGGGCATAGGCTGCGCCGGCCCGCTCGAGCTCGCCTTGGCGGTATTGGTCGTCGTGGTCGTAGGAATACCCTTCGACTTCGATCTGGCGACGCCGCTCGGCGCCGACATCGATAAACGCTTTCGAAAACCAATGGTGCTCGGCTGGCGCCGGCGCTCCTTCCGGCCGCGCCTGTAGCTCCAATTGTTTGATGAAGGCTTTGGCGGTCTTGAGACCATTCTCGGCGCTGCCCTCGTCAACGCCGGGATCGCCTTGCTCAAGTACGCCTAAGGCCGCCTTGTCGAACATGCGATGAACAGGCATGGTGCCGTCCTCTTCCTCGCGGATCAACTGGTAACGCATCGACTTCGCGAAATCGCGAATGTCAGTGATCTCGAACTCCTCAGGCCAGCTGCCCTGCATTTGAACCGCATGGGCGCGGAGGCCAATGCCGATCGATATTCGCAGCTCGCCATCCTTGATCTTGACCGTCAGCGCCTTTGCCGCGCCCTCGTTTGTCGTCTTGATTGGCATCATTCATCCCCTTCCTGCAGCAGGTCGTTGAAATCATTGCCGGCGATGCTCTCGATCACGCTGATCGGCTTGCCGGCCGCCGCCAGCTTTTCCAGCACGCCGGCGAATTGCTTTTCCGTGGTCTTGGATTTGAAATGATCCTTCAGCACGATCACGGCCGAGATGCAGGGCAGCCACACCGGCGCGTTGCCCATGTTTGAAAGGCTGCCGCCCGCCCATGCGCGGGCTTCGGGCGCCTCGATCGACACCGAGGCCGTGGTCTCGATCCCTTCGCCGAGAAGCAGCGGCCAGGCCTGCGTTGCCACCTCAGGCGGCACGCCTTCCGGTCCGTGGCTGATCCGGATCATCGCGCCTGTGGCTTCGCCGCGCATCAGCTTGGCGTTTTCGTCCTTCTCTACGGGCAGCTTTTTGGGGCCGAGAGGCGAAAGGAAGGTGCAATGGCAGGCGGAAAGCTGGCCGGTCGGCGTGCGCATGGCGGAAAGGATCGCTGGAAAGCTCGGCCCTTCCGAGATCTTGATCATCTTGCCGCCGGCGCGGCTGAATTGTGCTCGGCGCCAATACTCGAGACCAGGGGAATAACGCATGGTGGCAAGATCCCGGTTCGGGATCTGCTCGAGCGGAATGCGCCTGGCTGCGAAGTAAGCCCGCGCATTCGCCTCGGCCGCGCTGCCGGCGCCGTCGAGATAACCTTTGTGGAACAGCCGCTCGGCCATCGCCATGTTCTGCAGTCGCTTTTTCTCGCCGTCCTGCTCGGCCTTGGCGCGCGCCTCGGCCGATCGCTCCTGGAAGCGCGCGAAATCCTTCCGTGTCATCTGCCGGATGCCGAGGAAATCGCGGGCAAAGTCCATCGCCTCGCGGAAATCGCACTGCCGGCAATATTGCAGCAGGCCGATGACGTCGCCATGCTCGCCCGTGCGCCAATCCTTCCAGGCGCCAATATCCCGGGTAACGGCCACCTTGAATTCCGCGCTCTTATGGTGATCGCAGGTGATAGGATTGTGCGCCACCCAAAGCCGCCCCTGCAGCTGCCCGTCCGGCAACAGCCTGGTGCAAAGATCGACGATGCGATCTTTCAGCCCCTGCTTGATATCGGCAGTGTCGTCGCGGCGGTTCATATGGAGAACGCCCCTTCCACGGCCGCCAGCAGCGCTTCGAGCGCCGGATCCCCGCGCTCATCTTCCACATCGTTCATGGCGTAGCTCACGGCCGCTTTGCTCATGCCGGCGGCGCGGGCCAACTCGGCTTGCGGCAGGTTGAGATACTGGTTTGCGATGTAGATGGCCCAACGGCGCAACTGCGCCGCTTCCATCCAAACCTTGTCGGCCGTTGCGCGCTTGCCGGGATCGGCCGAAAGCACAAAATCCGCCGTCTTGCCCCGGGCATGGGCGACATAGGCGACGGCCAGGCGATAGCAGGCAGAGGGCAGGGCGCGATCGACATTGCTCTCGCCACGGCGCAGCCTGGCGATCGCCAGCTGGATCCGCCGCGCCATCGTCGGCGTCAGCGGCTTCACGCCGGCACGCAGTCGAGCAAGGTAGCTCGTCTGCAGTCCTGCGATCCGGATCACCGCAGCATCGGAGATGTTTGAAGCCTTCATCATCAGATCAAGCTCGGTAAAATTCAGCATGCACCACCGGTAAGGTGGCCGAACGCAATACAAATCGGCTGGGTTGAAACGGAAATTCAGGAGCCGCCTAGCAGCGGCTCGTAACGGCGTTCGATGGCGGCCAGATCTTCTTTCGCGCGCGTCAGAACCGCGTGATGGATTTCCGACCAGGCCTTATTCACGTGCGCTTCCACGAAGCTGGAAGCGGGATATGACTTCAGTGGGCCATCAAGCAGGTATCTTGCCCAATACACTTCTATGTGGCCGACAGCATCGGCGCCGCACGCCGCCTCGAGAAAGTCGATAGCCTTGCGCAGATTGTCGGCATGCGTTGCGTCGGCCGTAACCACCTTGGCGAAGTCGACCAGATGATGCGTCATGACTTCACCCCAATCTGGATCTGGTTGAGCTGCAGGCCCTTGTTGTAGGTTTCCACCAGCACTTTCGCGAGCGAGACGGCCGCGTCGCCGCCGCCGATCCGTTGCATGGCGTTCGCATCGGCCGCGAGGATCTTCCGATCCTTGCCGTGTAGGCGGGCGATCATCCGATCGCGGTCGATGATGTTTTTATTGTTGCGGTACAGCCGGGCCAAAGCCTGGATCATGACGCCGGCGAGAGCCGCGTTGTCCTTCGGCCAAGCGCCGATCAAGGTACGGCAGGCCTCGGTTGTCGCCTCTTCGCCATAACGCTCGATCGAGCGCTGAATGGCGGAAATGGAGCTTGTGCGGTTCGGCGCCGGCGATTTTGTACCAGGCGGCACGACTTCGCAGTCGGCGTCCTCAAGCACGGCGCAAATCCGCATCATCATTTCGTCGCCGGCCTCGATGCCCGCCCAGTATTTTTCGACGGTTGAGATGGCGCTACGGTTGATGTTGACGCCGAGGAAGCTCTGCGCCTCCTCATAGGCCTGATCCAGAACTACAATGACGCAAGGAACCATCTGAATGTGCGGATGCTGTTTGGCCGCCGCGAACCGATGCTGCCCGTCATAAACGGTAAAGGTGCCATCGCCCTGGTCTACGAGCTGCAGCGCGCCGAACTGAGCCCAACGGAAATCGCGTAAGATTTGCGCCACGCGCTTTTTCTTCAGCGGCCGCTGGTAGCTCTCGTCGACGCGGATCACCGACAACTCGGTCCATCGCAACTGCGGCGGCATGCCAAGGTCCAAATTGATTGCAGCATCCATCACACCAATCTCCCCTGTTCAGGTTCCTCACGCTGCGCCTGGCGCTGCCGCTCGCGGAAGTCGCGCAGGTCTTCCATGCTGGCCCAGCCCTTGCCGGGCTCGATAGAGATCGAGAGATAGCCGTCGATGCGCACATACTGGCAGACGGCCGAGCCGGCCCAGCCGCGTGAGGCCGCCTCGCCGTTGAGGCTCGACAGAAACATATCGTGGAAGCGGCTGTTTTCGGCCGGGCTCGGCTCGACTGGCGCCTTATAGGCGGTGCAGATCTGCAGCGCCGCGCTCATTGCGCTTCGCCTTCGAGCTTGGCGATGCGGCGACGCGCAGCGGCGATCCAGTTTGTCAGCACCCCGGAGCCGCTACTTGTGCAAGTCGCGCGGATCCCGGCAAGCCCGAAGGCGTAGCCGCCAAAGCTCATCCGGTCGCTGAATTTCGCACCCTCGGCCTCGGTCAGATGGTCGATGATCTTGTTGAGGCAGTGCGCGTACCATGCGCGATCGTCGTAGCTGTACGCCGGCAGGGTCGCCAGGTTCATCTCGATCAGGTCGATCAGCCGCCGCAGCTCGCTGACGCGGCTTGAAGCCAATGCCGTCATTGTCTTGCTCCTCTGGTTTCCTCGACGAGCACGACGCCACGCTCGCTAGCAATCTGCGCAAGGGCAGTGTCCAACTTCCGCAGGATCCGGGGTGTCGGCTCGCTTTGCGCATCGCGGCCGCAATAGCGGCTATAGGTGCCCTCATGGACATCCGCGCGAACGCAAAGTTCCTTTTGGGTCAGGCCCAGCCGCTGGCGTCGTGCATCTATCTCGTCAAACGTGTGCATTGCGGTATCCGATTTGCAAATCACTCTTGATTTTGCACATCTCCGTGTGATTTGGTGTGCAAAGTCAATAGCTGTATTGAGTTTTGAACATGGGTTTGCAAACTGCGATATTCCCGCGCATGACATCATTGCGCGATCAGCAGTTGGCATGGCTGGACCACATCAGCCGATCCGGGAACATCACGTTCACGGAGATCGCTCGCGTTGCAGGTTTGACGCCTTCAACCTTGACGCGTTTCAAGAACAACGACACCGGTGGTCACACCCTAACGTCGCGTACAGTCAAGAAGATCGAGGATGCGACGAAGGTTCCGGCCTATGAGGCAAGAACGACGCCGAGGATCCAGGCTTTCAGTGAAGGGGAAGCGATCCCCTATGTGATCGACAAGGCCAGCGTCAATCCTCTTGAGCTTTCCCTTTCCGAGGCAATTGGCAGATCCAACTCGGTTGATCTCTGGCGGCTCAAAACGGGGTCGCTGGCTGCCGTGGGATATCCGGCCGGCATGGTGGTTTTGGTGGATAGAGATGAGACACCGAGGAATGGCGACGCCGTCCTTGCTCAAAAGTATGATTTTCGGCGCGGCACGGCGGAGACGTTGTTCCGTGTTTGGCGCACGCCGTATCTCTTGACGGCGGCAGCCAATGACGAGCCGGGCACACCCGAGATCGTCGACAATGAAAATGTCGTGATCGTCGGCGTCGTCGTCGGCGGCGCCCATATCCGGCATTGACTGGATTTTGTCTTTTCCCGAGCCGCAGTGAACTGAGGGCAAGCCCCCGCATAAGTTGCGCATTGAATTGAGGGCATGCCCTCGCTGCGTGCCCACACTGAATTCGGGGCATGCCCAAACTCCGTTTTACCATTGAACTGAGGGCGTGCCCTTTTCGGGCGATCGCTTAGATACAGATTTGCAAATTCGTCCGGAGACAAAGCCGGGCGTTTGTGCATTTCGTTTGCTTAAATCAATCATGTGCGTGAATTGCACATTTACGTTTGCAAATCACATTGCAAACGTGCATTCTGCCTCTCGCAGTGATTTGCAACTGTGGAGACGCGAAACATGAACCTGCAGGAAACGACGATCGAGGCCGGCGAGATTGCCGCGGCCCTCGGCATCGGGCGGGCGCACTTCATGCGGAAGGTGCGCCAGCTCATCAACTTCGAGGGCATGCCCGATCGGCTGCCTGGTCGCAAGCGCTGGTCGCGCGTTGCGATCGAGACATGGATCCGGGGCTATGGCGACCAAAAGGCCGCCCAGCAGATCGACGCCCGTTCCACCACCAGCATCGCCACCGACCGCGCCCGCCTGCGTGCCGCCTATGTGCATGCCGGCCCGCGCCTGATCTTCGTCAATGAAAGGGTAGGGGCATGAGCGAGTTCATCGCAATCGGCATGGAAGAGGGACTTCTTTCCAGCGACGCGACGACGCGGATTGTTGCCCGCGCGACCGCAAGCAGATGGGTGCAGGGTTTTCAGGAGTGGCTCGATTCGGAAATGAAGCGAGGGGAAAACCCCGCCCACGTACTCATCGCCATGATGCGCCTGCAAATCATGTTGCACAGCAGCCTGACCGCGAATTTCATCGGGCCGGACGGCTTCCAGGATACGGCCGATGGCTACAAGACCATGATCGACGTCTTGTATGTCCGTCACGCCCAGGAGTGCGCGAAAGCGATGAAGGAAAAGAGGGGTCGCCGATGACGACGCCCCTCGCAGAAAACCCGGCCGTCGTCGATCCGGCGCGGACCCTGAACCTGACACAGAAGGACGCGCTATCCTCCATCGCGTTCTTCCGTCATCAGCGGGTCGACGGCGGCATGCTGCACATCGGCACCAAACGCTTTTCGATGCGCACCATCGTCTCGTTGCAGAAGCTGGAATTGCTGCGGCCCGATCGTCACGGGGTGGCCCTCACCATGGGCGGCCAGATCGCGGCCGACAAGCTCAAGCGAGGTGGCCGCCATGCAAACGCGTGAGCTGATCGCCAAGCTCGAGGCGACACAGGACCAGGCCGACGACCTCACCCGCCGCCTGATCGAAGATCTGAAAGAACATGCGGATGCCACCGAGGCGGTCGGCCGGCTCGAAACGCTGCGCATCGATCAGCGGGGGGCCGCGATCGCGATCGCCCTCGAGGCGCAGATCGCCCTCATCGACATGCGCCGGCGCGCGGTCTGCCGCAAGCTGTTCAGTTTTCGGGAGGCGGTGTGATGTTCGGCACCATTCTTACCGCCGTCATGGTCGGCGCCATCATCGGCGCCTGGTCGATCCTGACGCTCCTCGGCCTTCGTCCTGACATCGCCGAGCGCTGGAGGCGCGGCCGATGATCTATTGCGTCATCGCCGCCGCGCTCAAGCGCTGGCGCATATGAGTTGCCGTCGATGTCTCGCGTCTCTCGGCGGCGCAAGGGGCGGCCGTAGCCGCATGCGGCTGCCCCACTTTTTCGAACCCGGCATGCGCTGACCCCCCGTCTCAAAAACGCAGCGCATGTCAGCCGACGCCGGCCGCCACCCTCGGCGTCGGCAACACCAGGCCCGGCAGTCTTTGTTTGAGTGGCTGCCGGGCCAACTTGTTTTTGGAGATAGTTCATGCGTTCCCCCGATCCGAAAATCAAATACGTCACCTGGCGCAACGGCCGCCCGCGCTTCTCGCCATCGCCTTCGTTGCGCGAGCAGGGCTATGAGGGCAAGGATCTGCGCCATAACGACGGCGCCTGGATGAGCGCCGGCGATGTGCTGGAATGGTCGCGCACGTTTCAGCAGCAGCTCGGCGCCAAGCGGCCGCCGGCCGGGCGCAAGCCGAAGAAGAAGGCATCATCAGGCCTTCCCGTGCCGATGCGGAAAATCTATCCCGTCAGCCAGCTGCTCGAGGAGTGGCTGAACCCGGTCCACAATCTCGATATCGCCGATCTCGCCAAGAAGACGACCGACGAATATCGCTATAAGAAGAACGCGATCGCGAAGCACGCGCCCGATATCTACAATGCCGAGGCGGCCGCGCTCGACAACGACATCTGCGACGGCCTCTATGACGATCTGCGCCGCAAGGCGGGACTGGCGACGGCTGTCGGCTGCATGCGCGTGCTGGGCGCGGCGATCACATGGGGCATGCGCCGGCGCAAGCAGCATCTCGCTGGCATGCAGATCAACCCCACCTTCAATCTCAATATGAAGAAGCAGAAAGAGCGGCTGCGCGTCGGCTCGATCGAGGAGATCGACCGCCTCATCTTTGCCGCCGATGCCATGGGCCGGCCGGACATGGGCGACGCCATCGTCTTCGCCGTCTGGTCGGGCCAGCGCCAGGCCGATCGGCTGCTGTTCTGCAATGAAGGCGTGCGCAACGGCCGCATGCTATTCCGCCAGCGGAAGACGGGCGCGCGTGTCGCCATCAAGCAGGCGCCGGAGCTGCAGAAGCGCATCGAGGCCGCAAAGATCCGCAGGGCTGCCAACAATATCGAGACCGACTTTGTGGTCTACAACGAGCTTGGCCGCGCGCCGTTCCTCAAAAGCAACTACAGCCACACGCTGCTCGACATCAGGCGGGCCGCCGCCGCCGGCCTGCCCGACGCTCACGGCAATCCGACCGTCGAGCCGATGCCCAGCCTCATGACGCTGACCGACCAGGATTTCCGCGACACGGCCGTCACCTGGCTCGCGCGCGCCGGATGCACCATTCCCGAGATCTGCGCCATCACCGGCCACAGCTTCAAGACCGCAACCGAGATCCTGAAACACTACCTCGCGCTGGATGAAGGAATGGCCGACAGCGCGATCGACAAGTTAACCGCCTGGTACGAGAAGGAGAGAGCATGAGTGACGACGCCATACGCCGAAAGATCGAAATCCTGAAATCCGCCCGAGAGATTGTGTGGCAGGCCGAGGCGCATCTGTGCTTGCTGATCGAGGAACTTTTCCCGGTCACCGCACCGATCCGCTGGAAGCGCGGCGCCCATTTTCAAGTCGGCACGGTTCAACGCCTCGGCTACGGAGACAGCCTCGTCGTCATAAACGACCGAACGGGCGTGAGCCTCAAGATCTCAGCCCATGACGTCATCTCCTCACTGGAAGCGGACGAGGAGGCGTGGACATGAGCCTCACACCCACAGGAGACAAGGGCCAGCGCTACGAGATCAGCGCGATTGGTTGGCCGCTTCCGGAAAAGACCATCATCGGCTGGGTAGAGTACATCGCCCAGGCCGAGCGTATGGCGCTTGGCGCACGCCTATCACCGGGCTGCAAGCGAACCGAGATCCGCGATCGATGGGGCCGCCAGGCGATCCAGGGGTGCGACGTCGAGCCGAACGAGCCCGAAATCGCGCTCGAGGAGCTGCCGGCGAAGCTGCTACGTGGTGAGCACACCTGCTTTCACCTCACATTCAACGATGAGCATGCCGTCAACTACATGACGGCTGCTGACTATTTCGAAGGCAGTCCCGATTGGGATTACGGCTGGATCTCGCCCGAGGAGCGCGAGAAGGCGATCGCCAATAATTCGGTCTGGACGCTGCAATGGTATCCGGACACGCCGGTCGGATTTCTCCTCATGCGCGCCAGCACGGCCGCCGCCGTCCTTGCGGCCGCACTGAAGGAGAGCGGCCAATGATCGACTGGCAAGGCTATGCCGGCAGCGTGATCGGCAAGGTGCACGCCAGCCTGCCGGCCGACGCAGATCTGAAAACCCGCAAGGCGGCACTCCGCGAAGCGAGGCCGCCGGAGTTCCGCACGACGAGTTGGGGCAAGAAGGTGTGGGCGAAGCAAACGCGTAAATATCTCGAAAAGTTCGGGTTGCCGCCGCGTGGCGCGAAGGCGGCCGCAGAACACCTTTCGCCGCTCGAGCGGTTGATGGCAAAGTCGAGGGTCCCGGAATGAGCGATCGCTGCCCGCACAAGGATATCCGCTTCTGCCCTTTATATCTCGCCGCCCACTCGGGCCGCGGCTTCAGTTGTGACGACGGTCAGCTCGACAAGCAAACGTGTGCCGTCGCGCGCGGCATGGATTATAGGAAGCAAGTCGAGAGGATCCGCAAGGTCTATCCCGGCCTGGTCGAACAATGCGAGTTTTGGGAGAAAGACGATGAGCGCCAGGCACAACGCCGGCGCAACATGCGCCTGCTAGGCCTTCATTAACAGGGTCGACGGTTCATATCCTGCAAGGCGATAGAATAACATGGACCGTCAAAACGGATCAAAACAGCACATTTTTACGACACACTTACCAACATAACCTATTGTAAAATAACAATTTGCCTCATATTTGTAATCAGGGGGTCGCGGGTTCGAACCCTGCCGGGGGCACCAGATCTTTTCAAGAATATGGTGGCCGTGTTAT